TTAGAGAATTTCTTCGAAAAATGACTCGAATTTTTTCTTATTTTTTTGGCGTCTTTCTTCCGTTGCACTTGCATATTCATACGATTGTCGAATACTTGCATGCCCTAACTGATCTTTGATGTAAATTGGATCGGTTTCCGATAACGTAAAGAAGTCTGATCGAATATGCCTAAAGCTGTGACTTCTAATTCTTGGAACGCCTGCTTTCTCACACCAATATTTCAAGTACTTGTTGATTGCTGAATTTGAAATAGGGTAAGTGTTATTCGTGACAAATAATAAGTTGTGTGGATTGAGCAGTTTGCCAGATATAATATCTTGAGCTTGGACAGTTTTCCATTTTTTTAGATATTTAAAGAGATGCCTATGCACATCAATTTTTCGATAACCTGCATTGGTTTTGGTTATCCCGAATCGATAGATACCACCATCATATTTAAACGCCTCATCAATAATGATTTGTTCATTTTTTTCATCAATATCAGAATCCCATTTTAAAGCAGCGACTTCCTGGTATCTTGCGCCAGTATAGAACTGAACTAAACAAAAATATTTGGCCGCTGTATCTGTAGCCTCTAAAATCTTGTTTTTGAGCTTTTCCGCATCTTCTTGGGAAAGAGTCGTCTCGGTTGAATGAGTCGCCTGACGACCCGTTATTTTGACATTACGGGTAGGATTTGCACGTAAATATCCCATATCGATTGCTTCAAGGATTGCTGTTTTAAATATCGTGTGCTGATCAGCGACTGTCGTTTTCGATAATCCTTGTTTATTCGGTCCGTCGGTGGAAGCTAACCAATTGAGATAGCTTTGGTAATTATATTTCGAAAGACTATTCAATGTTTTTTTCTTTCCAAAATATTCTTCAACGTACTTGGCAGCTAGTTCGTATTTTGCGATTCGGCCAGGACTGATTTTACCGCGCTTAAATGTATCGATGTATTGATTAAAAAAAGTAACGAGTCCGACTTTCTTCATGTTTTCACCGTTCATTAATTTAGAAAGAAAATCTGTTTCTTTTTCTTTAACTTCTGCACGAGTAGAACCAGTAAAGTTCTTTTCGCTCCATTCGTTTGTGAGCGGGTCTTTATAGCGGGTCCTCAGTTTCCACTTTCCTTTTTTAATCATCTTTGGTTCGGCCATAAAAATACATCCTTTCTGATTTCCATTTTAGAAATCAGTTAATTCGTTAAAATAGTTGGCGAAATCGATTTAAAAACAGTGTTATGTCTGATTCAAACTAACATAATCAAACATACGTTCGCCTTGCCGCTAAAAAGAAAAGCCCGAAGGCTAATCTTTAAGTAATTGGTTGAAGATCAACTTTATTAGTCGAAAGTAGGCGTGTTACAGAACTGGCAAAAATATATTCATTAGCCACGCGCTTCTTATTAGCTGAATAATTTAAAGAGTATTGAAACCCTTTATCAGCTTTAGAATAGAGTTCAGAAATTTGTGGAGCCTTGTCATAAGTTAAAATCCAATAATAATCATCCATACTTAATATTTTATCTCTAATAAGTTGATGTTGATATTTTTTATAAAAAGATAGATACAAGGATTGTCCTTGAACGTAGTATGGGGGATCAAAGAAAATGAAAAGACGATCTTTTGGATACTCTTTTTTTAGTAATTCAACAAGATTTGCAGCATCTTCATTGTACAAATGAATTTTGTCTTTTTGTTCAGCAATATTTCTGATTTTTTTTATTAGATTTAACTTATTAAAACGGCAGTCAATTTTGTATTTTCCATTTTGATTGCGTCCACCAATGGGACCGCCAGAAATAATACCGCTAACGTTTGTCCGATTCAGAAAGAAGGTAGCAAATGCACCTTCTAATGAGCCTATGACTCTGCCGCAATTACTATATATTTCTTTTTGATTATGCCATTCTTCGATAGAAATTTCAGTAGTATTGATTAACTGAATAAATTTATCTGTATCATTTATAATAGCTCTCCAAAAATTATAAATAGCGGGGTCAAAATCATTTATGATAATTTCTTCAACTTTTTTAATAAGAAGTAATTCAATGGCCACCCCGGCCCCACCCGCAAAAGGCTCGCAATAGATTGGAGCGATTATATTGTTCTGCTTAATTGTCGAATCTACAAACTTCCATAACTGAGTTTTCCCACCTGGATACCTAAGCGGGGATTTTGTGTGTGGCATTATGATCACCTCAATTCCATATTATCAAATTAAATGTCTTTTGGCCAATAATCTATTACAATAGATGTTCAATATCGCTAATGTCAATACCACTTTTATTTGCAACATATTCGATTGATTTCTTTAAATCCTCATAGAATTTTTCGAGACTTGGAGATAGATTGTTTTTACTTTTCCAAAACTTAACGGGATTGTTAGGGCCTTTCCAATTTAATTGTTCGTGTTTAAACCACATTTTCCAAACTTCACGAGGTTTCTTTTTATAATAATCAGAATGGACAATGTTATATGGGCCATCATCATTTGCGTATGTATCACGCAAGATACGTTTGATAATGTCGTAATGTGGATTATTCATAAATATTTCGTGGGAATAATTTTTGGTATTATCCCAGTACTCAGAATTATTATCGTCAAGTATTTCAAAAACAAATCGTTCTGGAGGATATTTATTTTCAGATGGTAGATTTATATAATTTTTAATATTTTTTGGTGCGACATTGTCTCCATCCAAACAGACAATTGATCTAGCGTTGAATTCAGGGATTTTAAATTTGTGCAATTTTAATAATTCTGTGCAACCGAGAGAAAAACTGTTTTGAATATTTAAATATGACAGAATTTTCTTCTTAGTAACTAGCCCTTTAAAAACATAGATTGCTTCTTTATCTTCAAAGTATACAGGAATTTTTTCACTACTCATTTCCTTTTCGGCTGCGACAAAAAACTGATTTTTTATCGTATTTATGTTGGTGATAGGCATAATGCCTAGATCACGATGTTCGATATTTAGATTAAACAACTCAATTAAATTTCTATTATTTGGACTTAATTTTAAGTCCATTGCGTACTCTATTAGTTCAAGTGAATGTGTAGTGCAAAAAATTTGGATACCAAATTCTTTTGCCTTGCTATATAGTATTTTTAATAACCTTATTTGTGCTGCTGGATATAAAGTGACGTCAATTTCATCAATTAACAAAATTCCACCAGAATATTCATCATAATTTTTTTTAAGTTTTTTAAATGAATATAATGCCAGTAAGATTTGTCCAATGTTATCCTCTCCAGAGGAAATCATTTCGATGGATCTTTCTTTAGGAATAAAGGCAGCAGTCCTCTTATCGTTATTATTACTAATTCCAATAAAATTAGAATTGTATTTTTTTAATAAAATTGATTGATATAAATCAAAAATTTCTTCAATATCGGATTCAGGTAATCCATAGTTTTTTTCCTTTAGTCCTCGTTCTTGAACAATCGGATTAACTCTTTTTAAGCCAAGATATATCACTGGAAATATAATATTTGAAGATGAAGTATCCGTAGAACTTTCATCTATATTGTTTATTCTTCTGGTAACTAATCTAGGATTTCGACGATCAGCATAATCATTGCTTTCAATTAAGTAATTGATGTCTGGCTTATTGTTCTGATTTGCTTTCATGGTAATAGAGGCATGCCTTTTCCTTTTAACATCTGCTGTCGAAAGCTTGAAGTGTTCATCTGCACGGGATTCAAAATTTTTCTCATTATAAGTAGTAATACTCTCGAATAGTTGCATCTTTTCTATTTCAGCAGGGGTGGGGTTTGTTTTCGAATTAATAGTTTCATACTCTGTTTTTGATATGTCATAAATAATTTTTGGATTAAATGAGAAGCCTTGTGCAATCATACCAAGAATCGTTGATTTTGCAGTCCCGTTTTTTCCCGCTAAAATATTTAAATGTTTCGCTGGTTTAAAATTGATATTGTTGATGATTCTAAAATTCTCAAAAGTTGCATTTGAAATATAATAATGTTGTGGATTCTTCCAAGCCATATAAATTTCCTTTCACTTCACTGCATTTTTTATTCCCCGAGCCGGAATCGAACCGACGGCGCCAGGCGGGGAGGGAACTATAAATCCAATAACTGAGTTAAGAGAATAGCAAACACCCCAGCGATAATTAACGCAATACCACAAAATAGTGTTAGCGCGTCTAATATTTTGTCCTCAATGAAGATACGGACAGTTCCGATTACCAAACCAATACCATAAATAATCATGAGGATTTCTAAAAGAATTAAAGAGTTGAATTCTTGAAACATGAAACTCCTCCTGCGTGCTAGTATGAGAGACGAGTATTTACTAAAGAGCCTCGGATGAATGGGGCGGGGGTGTTACTTTAATACTGATCATCCGTAGGGATAGCGTTAGCATTGACTTCATCTATTGCCTGTTGTCCTTTTTCTGTAGGTGTTCCGTCTGGATTAGAGTAACCATTTTCTATTGCCCAATCAATTTGATCTTGCACCCAGGCATCAGGAGAGCCGTCTGGATTAGCACCAGCAGCATGGTCTTGTCCGGGAAGCAGGGGTTGCCCATTTGGATCGTAACCGTTTTGAATGTTTTGTTGACTTTGTTCCCATTCTCTTTGAGCTTCAGCTTCTCCGCGAGCATATTCTGCTCTTGCGGTAGGATCATTGAAAACGGACCGATCATCAAATCCATTACCGTCTTCATCAATAAAATTAGGATCAGGGTTCGTCGTTTGTTGCTCTTGAGTTGCTGCTTGCTGTTGTTGCACTTGAGTAGTTTGTTGTTTGATTGCTTCAAGGTTAGCTGTTGCTGTTTCTAACCGTTTCTGAAGATCGATATTTCCGCCAGGAATTGCTTCGATTGCTGTTTTAGCCGCTGCTATTGTTTCATCTGTTAGATTAGCTTCAGCTGCTTTCATAGCCGTATCAGCTTCAGATACTTTTTTAGAAATTTCTTCCTGCTTTTTCTTCTCAGCTTCCTTGGCTTTCTTTTTAGCCTCGGCATCTGCTTTTTCTTTTGAATCCTTTGTTAAACTTACTTTCGTTTCTTGTTTTGAAGTCGAATCCGTTGATTTAGTCTTCTTATCAGTAGAACACGCTGAAAAGAGCAGGGTAGAGCACACCAACAATGCAACGCTTAATTTTTTCATTTTTATTCCTCCTTACAATCCCAGTAAGTCTTTTTTCTTAGCGTCAATCATTTATTTCCATTTAAATTCTTTAACGTCGGTCATTTTTGATCTACCAATTACATTACCGTTGTAGTAAATTTGGGTGAAAATACCATCACTAGCTTTATCCATATCCCAATTTTCACTTTCGCTTACAATCGAAACAGCAGCGTTCTGAGCAGAAAGAACAGCCGAGCTAGCATCAGTTTGGCTAAGCGTTAGGAAGTTATCGTTCACATTTACTTTAAGAAGATTTTCTTCGTAATCCATTTCATTAATAGTTAAAGCCCAATTAAATACAGGATTTGGTGTGCCGTTTTCTGTAGGATTTCCATTTTCATCCAATGTACCATTTGCAAATCCCTTGTTTTGCTCTAGATAAGCAGCGATTTGTGTATTTACTGAATCTGATTCATCGGAAGAACTTGATTCCATAGTAGAACTGGACTCTTCAGTTGAATTTTCGATGCTGCTACTTGAAATTTGTTTGCTTTCAGACGTTTTCTTAACTGCAGAACTACTTTCTACAGTGGTCGATTTTGCAGGCTCCTTTGGATCCGTTAGTTTCGCAAATATTATGGTTAGAATTAGTATTGCTGTAAATGCAATAAGCATTCGCCTAGTTAATGTGTAATCTTGCTGTTTTTTTCTTTTTCTGTTAGCAATAATTGCAGTAATTACCATACCTAAGAAACTCACAATAAGAAGAATAGGGCCAATAGTATTCATTTTTATTCCTCCTGAACATTATTTATAGTGTTAAAAAAACAGGGAATTTATTCATACTAATTTTCAATTTTTGATAATCTTTTTTGTTTTCTCTCTTCGGCAAGTTGTTTTTTTGTGGCTTCGTGCGTTTCTTTTAACAGGGAATACATATCTGTTCTTATAATATTCGACTCAATAAAATTTGGTATTAAGATTGTTTTTGGTAAATTAACTTTCATAGACATAGTTATTTCGCCATTGATTTTAAAAAGTGTTTTTTCTGGATTCAAAGAAATATTGGATAAGGACAGTTCAGTTGTTGGAATAGTACCTATATTGTTAGGAAATGAATATACTCTTTTGTTCCATTTGTATACCATAATCTCTTCCATATTATCTTTGAATTTTGAATAAAATTGCTTGATGTAACGTTGGTTATCCCATAAAAAGCTTCTAGACATAGTAATGATTTCTTCACTTGTAAATTGTTTATCTAAAGCGGCTTTTGAAAGAATGAATAAAGTTGAGTCTTTCGGTTCTGGAGCCATGGATTTTAAAAAAGCAGTATCTTTTTTTGTAAGTGCCAGATAAACTAGCGCAACATTTGAATAGTGTATGAATGAGGCGTTATTATGATGCTTCTGCAATAAATTAATTTTAGAGACAGCCTCTTGATATTTTTCAGTCATAATATATCTTTCTAAGCCATAAAAGAATGTAAAAACATTTCCGATGTCTGTAGGTTGTCTAATATCTTTAAGCCAAGTTAAGTAGTTGAACCTTTCGGCAGGACTCATCCGTTTATAACTGGGCCAATAACCTAACTTGTCAACAGTTCCAGCTTTTACAGGTAAAGATAAGGATATCGTTGATGGTTCCTCAGCATCAATATCAATATTTTTCAAAGGCCCATCAGAGAACCAAAGTAGGTTGAGTATATCCTGAGGAATGCCTTGCACTACGGAAGGGAGAACCTTTTCACGTTTAGATACCTTCTTTACAACTGAGGGTGTGTCATTCTTTTTAAAAATATCAAACAATCCCATTAAACCATCTCCAATTATGATTATTTAATTTTAACCACTTTCATTGAATCTCCAGAGCCAAACACGATTTTAAAACCACCGTATATAAATCCTTCTCCATATTTCTCTTTAAAGAGTTCAATTCCTTCTTTTAAAGCTTCAACGGTTATTTCCAATTCGTCTGCAACTTCCCAATACTCACGACACCCATTTTCGTAAGCTAGTATAAGTTGGGTAGGATGTATTGTAATTTCTGCTGCAACTAATCTAGCTTTACGTTCCTGTTTTCTAGCTTCAGTTAATTCATAGTTAGTGATGTCTCCAACAGATGTGTAATGGTGAGCAATCTCTTCTGCAACTGTAGAAGTCAACTCACAACTTGATTGTTGGGGATTTAAATAGATAGAATTATCAATGTATAAACCTTTTTGTCCGCTTGGCATCCTATTGTCAAAAACATAATCGATGTCGGCAAAAGTTGACATTAGCTGCTCAGCTTTATCCATAGATCATCAATCCTTTTTCGAATGTTTTTGTTTTATAAAGTCGATATAGTTTAAAATATCTTCCATTTGTTCATCAGATACATCATCATCAATATGAGCTGCAACAGTCATTTGTTTATTTGTTAATTCAGGTTCTTCTTTACCTTCTCTACCATGAAGATAATCCAGTGTTACTCCAAAGTAATCAGCAATTTTATTTTGAAGATCGATATCAGGCATGCGTTTTCCTTGCTCATAAGAGGCATAGGTTGTTTTAGCAACGCCTAAATATTTTGCCATATCCAACTGGGTAAGGTGATTTTTTGACTTTCTTAACTGTTTAAGTTGTTCGCCTAACATACGATATGACCTCCTTTTTATTAATATTACTATTACAAAATGCGTACATAAAGAAAAAAGATAAAAGTGCAAAAAAAAGAGTACAAAACTATTTACAAAGTACGCAATATGTATTATTATAAAAGTACGCAAAACGTATTACTTTGTTGAAGGGAGTGATTATTTTGAAACAATGGTTAAAAATTATGCGCGAGGAAAAAGGATACACCCAAGAATCAATTGCTGAAAAAGTAGGTATTGCTAAAACAACCTATTCTTCCTATGAGCAAGGTCATAGAAGACCTTCAATTACTACTGCAAAAAAATTGGCGGTGGTACTTGGAGTTCCGTGGACAATTTTTTTTGATAATGAAGTACGCAAAACGTATGTATTTAATAAGGAGGTTTCAAAATGAAAGACAAACCACAAACGATCAAAGCAACAATAGCATCTGGCTTTTTAGACCAATATATTGAAATGCTAGTTCCAGCACTTAAAAGAAAATTTGACGTCAAGCCTGGGATAGAAGGTTCAATATTTATGGAACCAGGCGGCACCGATGAAATGCTAATCCGTTTTTTATCGAATGATGAAACAGCACAAGACATTTTCGACTTTATAAATTCTAAATGGCAATTCGAGAGTGAACCTCAACTCGTTTCATAAGTACAGATTACCGCTTTGAACCTGCTGATTAAAAGCCAGGAAAATAAGAGAGGGGTGTTTTAAATGATAGCAAAATCAACATCAAGGAAGATGCCAAGAGAGATTAATCAGTTTTTAAGTAGAACGGGCATTACCAAACGTACATTAGCCAAAGATATGCACGTAGTCGCACAAACGATTACCGATTGGACGAAAGAAGACGGATCCGCTAAGAATGTCACCGCTGAAAACGCAGTACGATTAAATGAAGTAGCGAATGATTCTTCGTTAGCTCAAGTGATTGGCTATTACTATTTAGGTCTTCCGCCATCAATGAACGGCGATTATAGACTTGATCTTTCATATCTAGACGATCTTCGAGAAATCGAAGAGGACGAGCGAGACGAGAAAATAGGAAACAAAGAGATTAAGCGTATCCTCTGTAAATCTAAAAACTTAGATAAAGTTAGTCATGACAAAATTCTAGATACAGCGAGAGAACAAGCAGAAGTTTGCATCGTAAATAATCAATTTTTATTTGCATTATGTGAGCAACTTGGAATGAGCGTAATGGAGCTAATCGAAATGTTCATGGATAGATGGATTTCAGAAGGATATTTTGGAGGCGATAACGCATGACGGAAAAAGAAGTAACGATGCAACGATATGCCATTCGTATATCGAAAAACCTTCGATTGTTAATGGCGAACGAAAGAATCATCAAAAACCGAGAGTTATCTAAGAAATCAGGTGTTTCAGAAGTGACGATTAGTTCGATCAAAAATGATTATAAAGGCGAATTAAGACCGGGATTTACGACGTTAGTTTTATTAGCAGATGGGTTAGACGTAGACGTAGCAGAACTTTTAAGGGAGGCCTAAGCATGAGAAATGATTTTGAATATGTACCAACGATTCCAACGGAATTAGCAAGAAAACGTTCAGATTTTAAAGCGGCAAAAATAACCGTGACTGGTGCGATGGTCGGTGTGTTGTGTACTGGCTATTGGATGATAGCAGCATTTATCCTATTACCTTTTTTATGGATAGTAAACAAAGTTGGGAAAAAGGTGCTAGGACTATGAGAAAGCACAAAAAAAGACTTACTAGCCTGCAAGCAAAAGTAAGTCGCAAAAGGTTAATCTATTTGACCTCATTATAGCAGAAGGAAAGAGGTTTTATCAATGAAGAGTTTTGAACAAGCAATAGACGATTACAAAACAGATCCCGATTGGGGCAAAGATACTCATGAAGATGATCAACCAACAAATATGGAAGGTTGGGATTAAATGAACGCTTTAGAAAAATATGAAATTGAAGATTTAAAAGAGAGTAAAGTGCTTGAAGAAAACCAAACTTGGAAAATAGATAGTCTGGAAGGTGCTGATTGGGCTTTTAGAAAGATTAGTACCCTAAAACAAGCAAACAAAGAAATCAATCAATTAGCTAACAAAGAACGTGAACGAATTGCTGATTGGGAGAACAAAGAAACTCAAAGTAACCAAGACAGTATTGATTTTTTTGGACATAAATTAGCAGATTATTTATATCAACTTAGAAAAATTGACAAAAAGGCAAAAGTAAAAACACCTCACGGGACTGTTAGTACCAGAAAACAATCTGACGTTTGGGAGTATAAAAATGATGCGGTAGAAAAGGTAAAGGAAATGGGATTGACTGAATTTATTGAAGTAAAAGAGTCAATTAAAAAAGCAGATCTTAAAAAATCAGTGACTGTATTAGAAGATGGAAGCGTCGTAAGTCCTGATGGCGAAATTATCGAATCTATAAAAGTAATTCCACGAGATGATAAAGTTGTTATTAAGGAGGCTGAATAAGATGGTCCTTAAAACCACAAATGCTGCACAAATAAATAGAACTGAAAATTGGAGAGTTCTATTATATGGAAAACCAGGGCAAGGAAAAACAAGCGCAGTAAAAAACCTAAAAGGAAAAGTGCTTGTGATTGATCTTGACGGCTCAGGAAAAGTTTTGGCTGAACATGAAAATATTGAAGTTTATAAATTCGATCGAACGCATCCGACAGAGGATATGACTCATGTTTTAAGAGAACTACCAGAAATGGTAAAAGACTTTGATACAGTCGTTTTTGACAACGTAACAGCTTTCCAACTGGATTGGTTTGTTGAGCGTGGTAGAACTTCTAAAAATGGTATCAGAAATGAGATACAACATTATGGTGACTTCACTAATTATTTTTTGAGAATTATTACTGCAATCTATGATCTGCCTATAAATATATATGTGACAGCTTGGGAAGTGACTAGAGACTTAGAAATGGAAGATGGAACAAAGATAACTCAATTTGTTCCCCAAATTAGAGATCAAGTTTTAAATCAACTATTAGGTCTTACTGACGTCGTTGGACGTATTAAAGTGAATCAAAAAACAGGCGGCCGTGGCGCGATCCTAGAAGGAAACGACAGTGTGTATGCCAAAAATCGTATTGATGATCGTATCATTTGTAAAATTGAAGAACTTTTTGATTTTGAAACTAGCCCTAAAAAATAAAAAATAGACGGAGGAAATTAATATGCAATACAACAGAAACGAAATGAGCGACTTAAATAATTTCAAACCTTTTTCAGAAGGAGTACACAATGCAGTTATTTCAAATGTAATCAACAAAAAAGCTAAAAGTGGAAAAGATATGTTTGAATTTTCTCTAGAGGGAGCTAATGGAGAAACGGGCAGTTACTGGCTTACGTTTGGTCTTGAATGGTCTGAGGCTAATTTAAATAGAGTATTAGCTAGTGTTGAAGATAACAACCAACAAATTGCTCCAATTGATTATGGATACAACCAAGGAACGCTAGACTTTTTAAAAGGCAAGCGAGTGTTTATTCAAGCAAAGGATAAAACAGGGACTTATATCGATCGAAACGGGGAAGAAAAACAATCGGTTGGTACTGATATAAAAAACTTTTTAACCAAAGAAGAATTTTTCGCAAGACAAAAAAGAAGCAATCAAGGAACGCATACACAGAGTACAAATAATAATACATTTCAACAATCATTACCTGGTACTGATCCATTTGCTGAAGCTAAAAGTATTGCTAATGGCGGGATTAACATCAGCGATGATGAACTACCATTTTAATCGGAGGGAGAGCATTCTCCCTCTTAATAATGATGAAAGGGGTTAGTCATGGCCATATATAGGCAAATACACACGACGGTTTGGAAAGATGATTGGATTGGCGAGTTGAGCATCAAAGAAAAGCTTTTTTGGATGTACTTAACCACTAATGATCGAACCACTCAATGTGGCGTTTATGTTTTCTCTTGGCGATATGCTCCTTTTGAGACTGGATTATCCAATGAGGACATAAAAAAGATTATCACTAAGTTCCAAGATGACGGGAAGATAAAGTTTAACGAATCAAATAACGAAATAATGATAACCAATTGGTTGAAATATAACTCAGCGCGATCACCCAAAGTAGCTGCTGTGATTGATAAAGAATTAAAAGGGATCAAAACACCTGAATTTGAATCAGAAGTCATCATGAGGTCTAAAGATTTTGAATACCCTATAAAAACTGAAAAGTCTAAGTTTGATACTGTATCGATACCATATAGATACCCTATGGATACGATATCGCAACCAGCATCATCATCAGAACCAGCAACAGAACCAGAACCATCAGCAGCAACAGCACAAGAGACCGCTGTGCCTGCTACTAATCCTGTTCGACTCTATCAAGAAATGTTTGGGATGATTAATCCAGTCATTGTTCAGGATATCAACCACTGGGTTAATGATTTGGGAGCTGAGCTTGTTTGCGAGGCCATGAAGCGAGCCAACTTTGACCAAAAAGGCTATCGCTATGCTGCTGGAATCATGAAAAATTGGGCAGCGAAAAATATTAACACGATAGATCAAGTCAAAGCCGATGATGTTAGCTTCGAAAATAAGGGCAGAAAGAAGTCTAAAGGACGTGTTGAATCTTTACCAGAACACATTAAGCAGCCACCGAAAGAAGTACCACTCACTCCAGAAAAAGAAGCGGAGATTGATAGAAAATTACAAGAATACTTGAGTAAGGAGTGACTGCATGAGATATACCAAGCGATCCAAATACGGCAACAAGAAAGTATGCAGATACGGTCGTGAGTTTGATTCGATTGCCGAAGCTGATTATTATCCAGTCGCTATTGATTACGCTAAGCAGCATGGATATGTTCTCAAACTACAGGATCGGATTGATATTTTACCAACGCTGAAAATTAATCAATGGGTTATTAGAAAGACCCAATATGTCGCTGATTATGCTTTCTATAATCAAGGAAAACTTATAAGACTAGTTGATGTTAAAGGGATGGAAACGAAGGATTTTAAGATTAAGGCAAAAATGGTAGCTAAAGAGCTAGGCATAGTAATTGAACTGGCTAAAAGAAAGAAAAATGGCTTTATTCATTATCCATTCAATATGCCCGCAAACAAGAGAAAAGAGGTTCGTTGATGGAAGCCACAAAAAATAAGAAGCGTGACCGTACTGGCGAAAAATATGGGGAGTTCACAATCATTCAAGCAACAGATAACGACAAAGAATGGCTCGCAAGATGTTCGTGTGGCAAAGAGCGGATAGTCAAAAATAAAGACATGTCGAGCCTCACACATTGCAATAGTTGTGCTGCGAGAATACGCGCGGCAAAGCGAAAAGGACAGTCGAAAAAGCCGAAAAAAGACAAGTTTACTGAGATGCAAAACTGGATGAGTCCAAAGATGTCGAAGTTTAAAACAGATTTCTTTTATACGATCGAGGATGATCGTTTTCACGAGCTGGTCGTTGGCAAGCTGATAAACGAATACAGACATACTGCAGCTTTCGAGATCATTAATTATCACGAATCGGACAAAGCAACGTTGAGAGAGCAAAATTTTCGAATCCTGGTTGCCAAGAAAAAAGCAACGAAAATGATGTCATAACCATTTGGAGGTATGAGATGAGAGTCAGAGATCGTGTGTTGATTGATCATAAAGTCAGAAAGTTCGTTAAAACAATGCCGATTGGCTACGAGCGGACGGTTCCAAAAGACGTTGTTATTAGTGAAATCCTACAGGCGAATGACTGGTTTATTCGCACGCCGGCAACAATGGAAACGATCCGCGAGGAAGTCGAAAAACAGTTCAATATGTACGTGTGTTAAAAGTTCCGGTAACCACGCCAATTATGCAGAAAAAAGAACTTCAAAAAGAAGTTCAGAATAATTAATTTTTACGTTTTCTATTTTTGGAGGTGATTTTGTTTGACTTTAGAGTATGTGGCCCTGATTGCCTCAATTGTTTCATTACTGCTCTGTTTGATCGCGTTATCATTTCGTAATCGTTGAGATAAACGGTATGTTCAAAAGTTTGATAGTGATTACGTTTTCCGATGTAAGGAAATTTTCTAATAGCAAATCTTATAGAGAATGTTACCTTTTTCGGAACTGGAATAGCTTCAAGCGGCAAAAAAGCATAAATAGGAGTAAGAGAGTTTGCTGGGAACACACCTTGAGGATCTTTAGGAAACTGAATGATATATGATTTTAGTAAATCAAAAAATAGAAATGATGGTTTTTTAGCCTGAGTTATGACAGATCTTTCTGTAAAAGCCTCGGTAATATTCCCATTAACAATAAAATTTAAATGAAAGAATGCAATGTCCTTAGGTGAAGGATTCAAAAACTGATAATGAACCATTATGCCTGAAGGAAGATAGTATGTTTTCCCATCATCCCCTATGTATGAAATCTGCCCTTCAGTCGCAGAGACATAAGAATCATTATTCGTTTCCATAAACTGGATTAGTTCAGGCTTGTTACCCCAATAACCTAATATCGCAAAAATAGCTGCTATGCCAGAAAACGCAGAGATAATGAGTGAAATGATCGCTAACATGTAAACCTCCATTAGATAGTCTTTAAGCATATTAATTATATCAAAAACGTTTATAAAAAGCAGAATAGTTTACTAAGTTAAATCAGCCTATCAAATAGAAAAGAGGAATGAAATGAATAAACAGGAAAAACAAGAATTAATTGAATGGATCAGTAAATTTAGTGTGACAACGCATACTGCTTTGGGAAGAATCATGTCGATAAATACGGATGTTTTGGTTAATAAAATACAACAAATAGACGAACCTAAAAAAGTCAAAGTGAAACAGTACGTGGCTGATTGGTTTGAAGAACACAAAGATTTTTTAGAGTTGAGTCTTGGTAGGATAACACCTGATATAAGAACTAAAATTGTTCAAGGTCAAGCGTTGAGCGAGTTTGAGAAGTGGTTTAACAAAACCCGGAATAAACCATTCGAAACGATCATTCGCATGAAAGACGGCTACGAGGTCGAGGAAGAGCCGTTATTCTACATTAGACTAACTATACCTAGTTCTAGTGTCGTAGAATTATATTTAGGTTTTAACAAAGATGGTATATTCGACCACTCATATGGAAAACCTCATGTTACGTGGGATTGGAAATGTACATTCACCGAACATGAAATCAAGTCAATAGACGAACGATACTGGCCGTTCGCGATGCCAGTCGAGAAAGTGTAGGTGTGAAATGAATATCACAGAAGAAGCTGAATATTTTATAGAATTACCAGCAAAACAGAATAAACTTTATGTGAATTATGATATCGAAGAGAATATCAGCATTGATGCGATCAGAGTAACTCGTTTTACGGAAGCAGAAATCAAATCTATCGACGAGCGATATTGGCCTTTTGCAGTGCCAGTGGAAGAGGTGGCGGAATGAATAAAAGACAGCGAAAAAAGAGAATTAAAAAAGAGTTAGGCAAAGTTAATGTTAGTTTAGCAGATGTATACAATGATCCGATTGATGCTGCACAACGTGCATCATCTATTATTGCTGCTGCTTATCAATGTGATGAGTCTCTTAAAACAAGAATCGTTATTCAGTTAGAAGTTGGTCGGTTAAGTAGTTTAGTTAATTTAGCATAGTAGTTCAGCTAACCGATTCTATCACGTAAAAAGAGGTAGTCGACCACCGACTACCCCAAACATTGACCTCTATCTAGTTTCCGCTAGATGTGAATAGTTTAACAAATGAAAAAGGTATGTCAATACCAAAAAAGGCCTATTTATTGATAGGCAGTGAACCAAACTAGTGAAAGGCGAATAACTGCAATTATATATCCATTGTAAATAAAAAAGCACCAAGCTCTCGCTCAGCGCTAAACGTTATCTCATCCATAATATTATAGCATAGGAGCGATCGCCTTGGAACTGTTCGAAGAGATAGATGTAAGAGAAACAAAATTCAAAGCAAAACGAATACTAGCTTCATACCGTCGTTTGAGTAGGATCGCAGGACAGGACGAGATTAATTTGCGATCACCAATTATAAGCGATATGCCGAGAACACCGAGTTCATATACAAATAAATCAGAAGATGCTACGTGCATCAGAGTCGATGCAGAAAATGAATTGAACGAAATAAACGCAGCGTTAAACCGTATTTCACGAATAAGCAAAGAAATCATCTCGATGACGTTTTGTGAAAATGAAAAATTAACGGCATTTGCGATCGGATTAGAATTAGGATACTCAGAACGCAGCATTAAAGACCTAAAAGCAGAAGCATTATTAGAGTTCGCTGATGTATATAGAGATGGAAAATTAATTGTGACAAAATAAATTGCCCTTTTTCTGCCCTTTTTGTTCGGAAAAAGGTGTTAGAATTATATTATGAAATAGTATGGATACAGCAGTTTAGCTGTTGAAATAAATCGTGGTCTGCTGCACAGTCCACAACAAATAAAGAATATATGAAGGAGGTGAACAGCCTCTTCTCGTAATTATTCTTAACGATGACGGCACATAAAAAATCATAGAAGGAAGTGAATAGCTCCTCTTCCTTTAAACTTCACGTGCCGTCAGTACATATTATTAGATCACTCATTTTGGGTGGTCTTTTTTATTTACAAAACAAATGTTGCGATAGTGGGGTGGTGTCACATGTGAAGAAATATGAACAAGCTTTTGATGATTACCAGAAAGGCCTGAAATATCGGGAGATTGCTGAAAAGTTCGATGTGTCAATTAGCACAGTTAAATCATGGAAGTCTCGTTATTGGTCTAAAGAAAAGGTTGCAACCAAAGACGCAACCGTTCCAAACAATAAAGGAGCGCCTGAGAGTAATAAGAATGCTGTTACACATGGTCTTTTTGCTAATTGGTTGCCATCAGAAACGCTTGAAATTATGAATGAGGTTGCAACCTCTAAACCAGAGGATATCCTTTGGAACAATATTATGATTCAATATACGGCGATAATTAGAGCACAAAAAATAATGTATGTTGCTTACGATGATAGTCTTTCAAAAGAAGTATCTAAGTGGTCTTCAAGCGAAGGTGGCAGTTCTGAAGAATATGCTATTCAGTATGCCTGGGATAAACAAGCGAACTTTATGAACGCTCAATCCAGAGCCATGAGTACTCTTGCTAATTTAATAAAACAGTTCGTATCAATCGCTGATGAACAAGATGAGCGACGTAAGAAACTTGAACTCATGAACACTCAAGTTGATCTAGCTAAAGCACAATTGAAGCAATTAGACGATGGCTATGATCCGACAGAAGAACAGACGGTTATTGTTGATGACATACCTGTAATAGAAAGTGAGGTTGAATCTAATGGCAGTGGAAGCCGAGAAGAAACCTCAGATTAAACTTACTGGTTTGATTAATCCTCACTTCTATAAGATGTGGCACACGCAATGTCCGTATGTTTTGATGAAGGGTGGACGCGGGTCGTTTAAATCATCTGTTATTAGTTTAAAACTTGCTACTGAAATGAAGAAACACACTCAAGCAAAACATAAGGTTAATGTTGTGTGCATGATGTCTCAGCACAAATACTTGCGTGATGCGGTTTATCTGCAAATCAAATGGGCGTTAAATATGTTGGGTGTTGCCAACGAATACAGGTATCGCATGGCTCCTTTAACGATCATTCATAAGCGTACAGTGTCAGCGTTTTACTTTTATGGCGTTGATGATCCATTGAAACTTAAATCTAATGCGATAGGCGATATTATCTCATTGTGGTATGAAGAAGCTGCTAACTTTCAAAGCAGTGAAGTATTTGACCAAACGAATGCAACATTTATCCGTCAGCGTTCTAAGTATGTGGACCAAGTAAAAGTTTATTATTCGTGGAACCCGCCAAAAAATCCATACGACTGGGTAAACGAATGGGTAGAGAAATGTAAAGAGCTTGATGATCACTTAGTAGATCACTCGACTTACTTAGATGATGAATTGGGTTTTACCGAATCACAACAATTAAAACTCATTCAAACTTATCGTGACAATGACGAGGACTATTACAAGTGGCTTTATTTAGGTGAAGTAATTGGTCTTGGTACTCTTATATATAATATGACTCATTTTAACTCTTTGGACGAATTACCAGAAGATGACTATATTACTCAAATTTGTTTTTCCATTGATAGTGGGCATCAAATATCAGCTACAACGTGTGGTTGCTACGCCATCACTAGAAAGAACAATGTGATTCTGTTGGACACGTACTACTATTCACCAGATGGGAAGATAAATAAAAAAGCGCCCGATGAATTGGCAAAAGATCTACATGATTTTATTGAAAAGTGTCAGACGGAATACAACAAGTTCGCTTATAAAATCACGATTGATTCCGCGGAAGGCGCGTTAAAGAATCAATATTATAAAGACTTTGGGGTAGCTTTCCACCCCGTTGCTAAAGCAAAGAAGGTTGACATGATTGACTATGTACAAAACTTACTCGCTCAGGGTAGGTTTTTTTATTTGGATACAGAAGCCAACAAAATATTTATTAAAGAGCACAGAGATTATCGATGGGATGAAGATACGTTGCATTCCGATGACCCAAAAGTTATCAAAATAGATGATCATACATGTGACCAGTTCCAATATTTTGTAAAAGATAATCTAAATGATTTAGGACTGAAATGGTAGGTGAAATCATGGGAGTAATTCAAACGATCAAAAATATGTTCAAGAGAGGAGTTGATAGTGTGAATATGAGCGTTAACGGAAAAGATATAGCGAAGATCACTGATCACCCAAAAATTGGGATTGATTCGCTAGAGTACGTTCGAATAGCGGAGAACTTCAAATATTATGCTAATTTATTTCCGGATGTCAACTATAAAAGTTCATTTGGCGACAATAAAAAACGAGAATTTAAATCATTGAACGTGACTAAGACTGCTGCGAGACGATTGGCTAGTATCATTTTCAATGAAAAATGTAAAGTTACGTTGAACGATCCCACTGATAAAAAGGATGTTTCTAAAGAGATTAAAGAAGCATCTGAATTTTTGGAACAAACATTATACGACAACAATTTCTATAATTTGTTCGAATTGAATCTTGAGAAAGGTATCGCTGCAGGAGGATTTGCTATGCGTCCTTACATTGATGGAGATAAGATTAAAATCTCGTGGATTCGTGCAGATCAATTCTATCCGTTACGTTCAAATACAAACGAAGTTAGTGAGTGTGCTATTGCTACTAAATCAATTCAAACTGAAGGTGACACAAATTACTACTACACGCTCCTCGAATTTCATGAGTGGCAAGACGAAAAGTATGTTATCAGTAATGAGCTTTACAAATCTGACAACAGTAACGTTGTTGGAAAGCAAGTTCCACTGTCGATTCTATATCCTGACTTAGCTGAAACAGTCACACTAGAAGGCTTGCAGAGACCGCTTTTTGCATACTTCAGAACGCCTGGAGCTAATAATAAATCGTTAGAGAGCCCATTAGGTGCTGGAATTGTTGATAACTCAAAAGAGATACTTGATACGATTAATACAACTCATGATCAATTTGCTTGGGAAATACAATTAGGTCAACGCCGAGTAGTTGTGCCAGCAGAATTCCTCAAAACAGATGAAACACATCCGCCGATGTTTGATACTGACCAAAATGTCTTCGCTGGTGTGTATGGTGCTGAGAATATTGGGGTCAAAGATATCACGACGCCAATTCGAACGGTTCAATATAAGGATGCTATCAGTCATCTGATTAAAGAGTTCGAGGTGCAAGTTGGGTTATCAGTTGGCTCAATGAACTATGCAGACGACGGAATTAAAACGGCCACTGAGATTGTTTCTAACAATTCCATGACTTATCAGACACGTTCAAGCTATTTGACGATGGTTGAAAAAGTTATCAACGAACTTATCCATTCTATTTTTGAGCTTGCGGGATATGGCGAGATGTTTGAAAGCGAGAAACCGCTATTCTCTATTGAATATGATAGTTATTTAGTAAAAGTTAGTTTTGAGGATGGTCTATTTGTCGATCGTAACAAACAATTAGAAAATGATCTAAAGGCTGTAACTGCTGGCGTAATGCCTAAGAAACAGTTTCTTATCCGTAATTACAATCTAAACGAAGATGAATTAGAAGATTGGTTAGCTGCATTAAAAGATGAAATGCCAGAAGCGGGATCAACCGAACGGCGTAGTCAAGATGCCTTATTCGATTTAGGTGATTAATTATGATTACACCAGAAAAAATGCAAAAGGCCGCAAACTCAATTATCAATATCTATTCAGAACTGGAAGACCGAATCTTTAACATCATAATCAAAGCGTTAAAACAATCTCGTTTTCAAGATGTAGCTAAAGAAGATGTGCTTTTGTGGCAAGTAAATCAACTTTCTAAAATGGGTACATTAAACGATAAAGTCATTGATTTGTTAGCACGATATACAGGAGAGACTCAAGAAGCAATTGAGCAATTGATTAAGGGAAATGGTGTGAAAATCGTTGATGAAGTAGACCGTGAGCTTGAGCGAATGGTGCATAAAAGTATCCCAGTTTCAAATGAAATCAATCGTATTCTTGATTCATTAATCCGTCAAACTTTCCAAGACTTAAACAATAATGTCAATCAAACATTAATCACTACTAATTTCAATGAAAATACAGTTATGCGAGCTTATCAAGCAATTCTCAAACAATCAACTATAGAATCGATGACGGGGCTTAAAACGCATGAGAAAGCCGTAAAAGATAATGTCTATAAAATGGTAGACATGGGAATTAAATCAGGTTTTGTCGATAAAGCAGGTCGTGAGTGGTCGATGGAGGCTTATTCGAGAACAGTGATTCAATCCACCTCACACAGAACGTTTAATGATCTTCGTTTGAAACGAATGGAAGACTTCGATTGTGTCACTGCATTGATGAGTAGTCATCCAGCAGCTCGTGAAGCTTGTGCGCCAATTCAAGGCGGATGGGTATTAACTGTGCCGAAAAATGAAGCGCCAGACGAGTTCAAACATTTACCATCTATTTATGATCATGGATATGGTGAGCAAGATGGCACCCGGGGAATTAATTGTAAGCATATCCTTTATCCCGGGAGACCGGATGTTAATACAAACAACCAACCTCAATATGACGCTGACGAAGCGCAAGAAAATGCTGAAATACAACAAAAGCAACGCAAACTTGAGCGTGATATTCGTTACCAGAAGAAACGAATGAATGCTGCATTAGAGCTAGAAGATCCCGAAACTGTCCAAATGTGCAAACAAGTGATTGCTAACAAACAGAAACAGTTAAGAGAACTCATTAATGAACATGATTTCCTAGTTCGAGACTACAGCAGAGAACAAGTACAAAGTTAATAATTTTAAGCTTAGCAATCGCTAGGCTTTTTATTTTGCCCTGAACATGGCGTTAAACTGTTCAATCCATCGAGGGCGTAGCCTCGTTAAACAACGAAAGGATGAATGAAATGAAACGAGAAGAACTAAAAGAATTGGGTTTAACAGACGAACAGATTGGATCAGTAATGGCTTTACATGGCATAACTGTAAACGAACTGAACAGCAAGGTGTCTACCGCGGAACAGCAAGCGACTCAGTATCAAGAACAGTTAGATAAAAATCAAAGTGAGCTTGATGACTTTAAAGCAAAGTCTAAAGGGAACGAAGATTTGGAAAAGCAAGTGACTGATTTACAAACGCGTCTTGACCAAAACAAAACCGATTCTGAGCAACAGATTGCAGATATTAAGAAATCATCAGCAATCGACTTAGCCCTAACACAAGCAGGGGCAAAGAATATTAAAGCTGCTAAAGCTTTAATAGATGGCGAGTCACTGGAATTAGCAGAGGATGGATTAAAAGGATTAGATGACCAACTGGCCGCACTTAAAGAAAGCGACGGCTATTTGTTTGGCCAATCCGAACAAATCACGCCTAATCCAGACGGTAAGAAGGCTACTTTTTCGGGAAATGCTTCGGGAATTAACAACTCGGCTCCAGATGATGCTACGGCACAAATGATTGCGGCTATGACAAGCGACATCACTAAATAACGAAAGAAGGAATAGAAATGTCAAAACTTATTACACCGGTTATGCCAATGAATTTACAAATGTTCGCTGATAACGCGACATTAAACTATGCGGAATCTTATCAACAAGGATTACAAAAACGCTACTCTGAAAATGGAATCTTGTATTCCCAAAAATTGTGGAATTCACCATCTAACAATTTATTGAAATGGGTAGGCGCTAAGACAGTTAAAGTACCAAAATTATTGATTAAAAATGGACGGAAAGATCGTACTCGCCGCTCAATCACAACTCCAGGTGCTAATTACGAAAACCAATGGGAAACTTACGAATTGAAAAACGAACGTTACTGGGACACTTTAGTAGATCCATCTGATGTCGATGAAACAAACTACGTCACTTCAATCGCTAACATCACTAAAACATATAATGATGTGGAAAAAATTCCAGAAAAGGATAAACAAATGTTTTCTTCACTTTATACGTTGAAAAAAGCGAAAGATAGCGGTAAAGGTATCGTCGAACTTGATCTAACTGCTGAAAATATCTTGACTCAATTTGACAAAATGATGACTGAAATGGACGAAGCAGCAGTTCCGGCAGTCGGTCGCTCTCTATACTTGACTCCAGCGGTCAGCACTATTCTGAAAAACGCTCAAGGGTTGCAACGTACTTTGTCTGTTCAAAGCAACAATGGAGTTATTGATCGTGCAGTACGACGTCTGGATGAGGTGGATATTGAACCAGCTGTCCCATCTGCATATATGAAGACTCTTTATGATTTCACTGTCGGGGCTGTAGCAGATCCAACAGCTCAAACCATTCAAATGATGTTGATTCACGTGCCTTGTATGTGTGCACCTGAAAAATATACATTTGCTGGTTTAGACAAACCGTCTGCATCAACTGCTGGTAATTACTTATACTACGAACAATCTTATGATGATGTTATCTTGTTTGAAACCAAGACGGACGGCTTGTCATTTGTTGTATCACCACCTAAAACTACTGGTGGAGGTGAGTAATTTATGAAAGCTAAAAACGCTAATCGTGTATTAACTATTGATTCAGCCGATAAAGATTTCTACAAAGCTCAAGGATATGACATCGTTGAGCTTGACCAATCTGGTCGGGCTTACAAAGTGACTGAAAAAGCTACCGGTGGTAAGACATTTACTGTTGGTCAGTACAACGAAATTTTGGACGAAAACGAATCTTTAAAAAAACGAATTGCTGAATTAGAAAATAATAGCGAGCCTGATCGGGAAGATTTAAAGAAAAAATTGGAAGTTTTAGGAGTGGAATTCGCTAATAATACTCCCACTTCAAAACTAATCGAGTTGCTAAACGAGTCAGAAGGAGAGATTAAATAGTTTTTCTCTTTTACGAGGTGATCAAATGAGCTATTTAACACACGAAGAATATAAAGAACTCGGATTCAGTAAAGTATCTGAAGCAAAAGTATTCGACGAATTAGAACAATACGCTGAGCGCCAACTAAATCGTGTTACCGGTGATTTTTACATGAGACATTCTTTAGCTGATGACACATTCAAATATCGAGCGGATAAGTTCAAAATCGCAATGGCTGTCCAAATTGAATATTTGAAGTCAGTTGGAGTTACTTCGTTATCAGACTTACTAAATGCTTCACCTTCAAGTGTCAGCGTTGGTCGTATGCGTATTGAATCGGGAAGCACGAATGCAGCAACAGTTGGCAGAACGATGGTTGCAACAGAGGCTTATAACGAGTTGATCTATACAGGCCTGCTTTATAAAGGAGTTGACTATAGATGATTCCTTTAATGCCAAAAGAACTTTGTAACCAGTCAATTACTTTGAGGCTGCTAGATGGTCATGACAAATGGCAAAAACCTGTCTTTTCTGAACCAATCACGATTAATCATATGATCTTTCAACCTCAAACAGTTTACAGTGGGGGTAATAACAATCGGCAAGTGGTAGCGAATGCTATCGCTTTTTTGTTTGCAGGTGTGTCTGACCCAATGCCAACAATAACTAAGAAACATGTTGGTTCAGAGATTGATTTTGAGGGTGAGACTTACACTATCACAACAATCGTTGATAACCGCAATCCTTACAGCAATGAAGTTTATTCATATGAGCTGGAGGTGCTGTAATGCTTCATGTTAAGGTCGAAAAAAACGGTGTAGATCGTAAGTTGTCGGTGGTGAATATCAATTCAGCACTGTACTACATGACTGCTCAAATGCATCCAGACATGAACTTATATGCGCCAAAACGTCATGGGCATTTAAGAGACAAATCATTTGTGAGTAAGAACCGAATCACGTATGCAGTGCCGTATGCACAAGCGCAGTTTAGAGGGTTTGTTAATGGGAGTAGAGTCAGAAACTACACCACTCCCGGTACTAGCAGACGTTGGGATCTTAGAGCAAAAGCGAATCACATGGACGCTTGGCGTAGAGCATTTATCAAGGGGGGGAACTTGTAGTGGATTTATGGGAACGATTATCTGATTCAATAGATTCTATTCAAGGCCTTCCAATGCCATGCTCGATGGGTTTTCTAAACGGTGAAGACACGCTTTGCGTTTATTCCATGCCGGGAAGTCGGACAGTCGAGGAATACTTTGACGGTACGAAAGAGCGGGAAATGCTCTATGAAGTCGGATTTAATACGAAAGATCAAGAAAAAGCCAATCAAACGCTTTGGCTCATATCAAATCATTTGGACGAACTCTCAACTTTGGAATCAGAAGATGGGAGCTTCGTCTTTTTAGGTATCGAAATAAGTGAAACACCTTTCGTTAGTGAACAGGACGTGCAAGGGAATTCAACTTATTTGTTAGGTATCAAAATCACTATTCATCAATTCAAAAATTAGGAGGAAACACAAATGGCAGAAAACAATAAAGAATTTTTACTGAACTTTAAAAACAAATTGGAAATCGACACAGCGGGGAATACTGATATTGCAGATGTGGCTAGCGCGTCGTTTGCGTTACTTGCAGCAGGGATCACAACTATTACTCCGGCTGCAGCGGACACTACAGATGCATCCCCTTACTACGATGGAGAAGGCTTCACTGATTCCACTGTAACCGGTAAAAGTATTACGTTCCAAGTTGCGGGACACCGTGTATTTGGTGACGCTGCGCAGGATTATGTAGCGTCTAAATTCTTGTCAATCGGAGATGAATTACGCACATTGGCTCAATGGACCGATGCAAAAGGGAATAAGGTACAAGCTGTGGTTACATTGACGGCTATCGTACCTTTTGGTGGAGCTGCGAATGCTAAGCAAACATTCAGCTTTACGATGGCGTTTAACGGTAAACCAGTAACGGTACCAGCGGTGGGGGAGTAATTAGCCCTACCAGTGTAGCGCTTAATAAAACGACGACTTCACTTGTGGTTGGGGCAAATGAAACCTTAACAGCTACTATTACACCAGCAACGGCAACTGATAAAACTGTTGCTTGGAAATCTAGCGATATAACAATAGCCACTGTTGATACAGCTGGTAAAGTATCAGCTGTTAAAGAGGGCACAGCAGATATTACAGTAACAACAACTACTGCAAGTAAAACTGCTAAATGCACAGTAACCGTTACAGCTGCATAAAAAAAGATTGAGAATGTATAACTAGAGGCTATGAAGCCTCTGGTTATTAGGAGGAAAACGAATGGCTATTAACAATATTATCGATTTAGATGAAAAGTTATCACTAACTAAACGATTACGAATTGCGGGTCAAGACTACGATGTCATTATTTCAGATGAGGTCGATCAAGCATTAGCTAACTATACAAACATTGAAGTATCTGTCCAACTGCGAGACATGGCTTCTAAGTTAGAAAAAATGGATGATGCAGAAACGACAACAGCAGACCAATACAAAACTTTTACTCAAAATGAAATTGATTCAATGCGAGATAGCGCCTTAGCTACGTTAGATGCAGTTTTAGGTGAAGGAGAAGGCAGACGTGTTTATGAATTTTATGGTTCAAGCACAAAAGTTCTGAACACAGTTATCGGATTGATTCAAGCAGAACTGGATAAGGTAATGGTCGAACGAAAGAAAACAGCTGATAAACATTACAGCAACCGCCACAAAAATAATAAAAAGAAGTGATCTGATTGTTTGATTTAATTGATGATCTAGAAACGAGTATTCTAATTGATGATTATGAGATCCCGCTAGACCTTTCATTTGATACAGTCTTGAAGTTTTATGAATTATTGGAAGATGACCGACTGCAATCATTCGAAAAAATCTATAAAGCATTTGATCTTTTCTATTTTGGTGATGATGTTTTGGCAAAGCAATTTAGTTTTGAACAAAAATCTAAACTAGTTGAGGATGTCAGCAATTATATCCAAAAGAATCCTTATGGGAATTCTGAGGATGGCAGCTTGGAATTTGAAGGTGTAGAACCCGAAAAATTATATTCTTACACGCAAGACGCTGGTGCAATCTATGCGTCTTTTTTTGCGGACTATGGAATAGATCTGTTGAAAGAAAGAGGGAAGATGCACTATATCACCTTTAAATCGTTATTGTCAGGATTGAGTGAGAAAACTCAATTTCAACGAATTCTATCTATTCGATCTAGAACAGTTAGCGGATTAGAAGGAGAATCACTGACAAATCTTTTGGAGTTGCAACAGTACTATGCTTTGGAGTCCGAAAAAACTGTGGATAACTTAGATAGTCAATTAGGCAGCATGTTCGACATGTTAGCTGCACAAGCAAAATCATAAACGGAGGCAATATAATGGATAACGAATATTTAAAGTTGTCAATCAAACCAAAAACAGAAAATCCGACTATATCAGCTAATCACGAGGTTAAACTCAACGATTGGGTTCTAGGACATGGGGTAACAAAAATTGAATTATCTATGCCTGCTTACGAACGGCCTAAGTTAAAAATAGAATGTTATTTGGATGAGGTAGATATTAAAGAGGTGCTTGTGGGTAAAGAAATCCTTCCTCTGAGCAAATATCTAAGTGATTCAAAGGAAGGATAAAAGAAATTATTTGTTTATAACAATGGGAGCAAAATCATCGTAATACATTTCAGATAACAAGATATTCTCTGGATATTTTCCGTGATAAAAGTTAACGGTATCCATAACGTCTTTTTGATCAAACTCTTTTAGATAATGTGTTGAAGTGCCTGTCGGGGCTTCTTTAATAATATCAAGCAATTTTTCTCCTATTAATTTGTTATAGCTCATAACTTCACCTCCAATCTTCAATCAATATAGTAAAACAAAAAAATAATTAAATACACAATAAATGGAAAGGAGGGAAATGAATGGCAGCAGATGCAACAATAAATATTGATGTAATGCTCTCTAACCTTCCGAATTTCAAAAACGACGTCTCTTTTGTTGACGATGTTTTGACTAAGTTAGGCATGAATACTGGTTCAAAGATGGATGATTCGTTTAAAGCTGAAACGGTTAAAATTGAATCTATTGCGAAGTCTACCAAAAAATATGTAGATAATACATTTGATAATCCAGTTAAATTCACTATTAAAGCGGATAATTCAGATGCAGAAAAAGACGTTAAAGAAACAAAAGCTTTCTTAAAGGATATTCCGAAAAGTAAGATCACTGAACTGAAAGCTGATAACGATGGTATGGCGTTGAAAATCCAATCCACTAAAGACGGAATTGGCAAAATACCTACTACTAAGAAAACAGTTGTAGATTTAGAAAACACAGAATTCAATCAGCAAGTTGAAACGACAAAAAAGAAAATTGTTAGATTCCCGAAAGAATTAAAAACAAAAATCATTGCGGATGCTGAAGAGCAAGGTATTAAAGATTTCGATAAATTATTGAAAAAATTACCTTATGAAAAAAAAGTAGAACTTCGGACAATGGCGAAAACTGGCGAAGCAATCGATTATAAAAAAATTATCGCTGAAATTCCTAAACAAAAAGAAACTATTTTGAATGCTGATGCCACTCAAGCAAAGTCTGAAACAAAAGAACTTGGGGAAACTGCTGAACGAACAGAATCGAAGTATATGAGCTTAAAGGACAAGCTTTCTATTGGTGCAATTGCTGGAGTTGCTTCAAGTGCAATTCAAGTAATCACTGGTAGTTTTAGTGAATTAATTGGTGAATCTGTACAAGCTTCTGACTCAATCGATAAATTTAAATCCACTATGAAACTAGGTGGATTTGGTGAAAAAGAGATCAACGAAGCGACTAAAATTGTACAAAAATATGCAGATGATACTGTATATGACCTTTCTACAGTTTCTAACACAACTGCTCAATTAGCGGCAAACGGTATTAAAAATTATACCGAATTAACTCAAGCAGCAGGTAACTTGAATGCTCAAGCTGGCGGGAGTGCTGAGACTTTCAAGGCAGTAGCAATGATGCTTACCCAAACAGCTGGGGCAGGGAAACTTACTACTGAAAACTGGAATCAGTTGGCAGATGCAATACCTGGTGCATCAGGCGTGTTACAAAAAGCGATGGTCGATAACGGTGCATACACAGGCAATTTCCGTGATGCAATGGAAAAAGGCGAGATTTCTGCTGATGAGTTTAACCAAGCGATTACTAAACTAGGAATGAACGACGGTGCAATTCAAGCCGCTAAAACAACCACAACTTTTGAAGGCGCAATTGGTAATTTGCAAGCGAATATCGTCGGTGGAATCAATGACATTATCAAACATCTTGGAAAAGATAAGCTTACAGGTATAATCAACGGCGCATCTGATTCTGTTGTCGGGTTATTTCAACATGTTTCTGACGTCTTTTCTTATCTGGACAAAAACAAGTCCACGATTGGAAATATCACTGGCAACGTCAAGGACTTAGCCGGTGCATTGATTTCTGGCGCTTGGGAGCAAGGAAAGGATATTCTCCTTGCTGTTGCAGATATGTTCGGTTTGATCGATGATAATACAAAGAAAATCAAAGATCCTCTTAAACAGTTGGATAAAATCATTGAAAACCTAGCTGACAATAAAGATAAAGTTGAATTACTGGGTAAAGCACTTGTGACTATGTTCGCAGTGAAAAAAGGTTTTGAATTCATTTCGATGATAAAAGATGCTAAAAAACACTTATTAGAATTCACTGCTATTGAAAAAGCCACTAGCTTTTTAAGCGGAGGATTTGGAAACGCCACTAAAGCAGGAGTGACTCAAACAGTTACGGAGACGGCAGCTACTGTAGCGCCTGCTGCTGTTGGTGGAACAGGTATTGCAGCGAAATTAGGATCTTTAGTGACAGGACTGGCTAAGTTAACGCCGGTTATAAGCGTGATAGCAAGTGTACCAGAGCTTTTCAAAAAAGGATCTACAGGAGAAAAAACTGGAGGATTTTTAGGCGGTATCGGCGGCGGTCTTGGTGGTGCTAAATTAGGCGCAACGATTGGAACGATGATAGCTCCTGGAATTGGTACCGCAATAGGTACCGTGTTAGGCGGCGCGGCAGGACAGTTTGCCGGCTCGAAATTTGGTAGTGGCTTTGTTGGCAGCTTGCAAGAATCTCTGAATGGAAAACCGTTGAAGCCTAAAGTAAAAAAAACCAAGGCTAAAATCGAAATTGAAATTGATGAGAAAAAAATAAATAAAAAAATCGCTCCAGAGATCAAAAAGCTAAATAAAGCACTTCTTGTCGACATGGGTATTGACCCTAAAAGCACTAAGAAAGCAAAAAAAGAATCCGATAAACTTTTTGAAGAAATGGGCAAAGACATCGATGGTTACTACAAAAAGAAGCAAAAACAATCTAAAAAAGATTTAGATTTGCTTGTTAAGCAAGGCGTTATGACAAGGGAAGAAGCGGATAAACTTCTCAAGAAAGAACAAAAAAATAACGATGCTTCCAAGAAAAGTAAAAAAGATGCGCTCATAAAAATGCAGACGACCGTCAACGAATACTACAAAAAGGTAGAAGGCATTCAGAATGATTCCAGCAAAAGTGAAAAACAAAAAAATAAAGAACTTAATAAATTACGGAAACAGTTCGTCAAGGATTATGTTGCTGATCAATTTGCCATGAATGGGAAAGCTGTCGAAGCAATCGAAAACGGCGCTAAAGAACAAGAAGATTTGCTTAAACAACTACGTAAGAAAAAAGGCAAGTTAAGCGCAAAAGATTTAGAGGCCACTCAAGAAGAGGCAGATAAACTTTACGAAGCATCTGTCAAACCAGCAAAAAAGACTCGTGATGATGTTATTAAGGCTGCTGACAAAAAGTACAAAGAGACTGTTAAAGCAGCTAAACGTCAACGTGATGAAACAGGTACTCTTTCTCAAGAACAGTATGAAAAAGTTGTCAAAGAAGCTAGAAAACAACGCGACGATACTCATACTGCTGCAAAAAATCAATACAAAGAAGTAACTGCTAAAGCAAAAGAACAGCACGATAAAGTCAGCGACGAGATTAAAAAGCAAAAAACAGCTGTTGTTACATTAGCGAATGATCAGGCTAGGCAACATATCGGTGCATCACAAAATGAGACCGGCACAGTACAAGGTTCTTGGAAAGGATTACAAACCAACCTTAAATCCATTGTGAATGGCATTGTGGATGGTATTAACGGGTTGTTAAATGGATTGCATAAAGGATGGGGAAAAATTCCCAAATGGGGTGCTCACGCAAAAGGTACAAGCGGTCTAACAGAAGATGAAATTGCGCTAGTTGGTGAAGAAGGGTTTGAAATGGCCCATCATCCATCTAAGGGAATTTTCGCGGTCGGTGTAAATGGTCCCGAAATTAGACCTTTACAAGCAGGTACGTCTATTTTACCTCATGAAGCATCGAAACAGTTTTTATCTATGACAAAAGGACTTCCTGCCCATGCTAGTGGTGTTTGGGGAACGATCAACAACATAGCAGATTGGGTCAAAGAGAAGGCTGAAAATGTTGAAGACTTTGTCTTTGATGGAGCCGACAAACTTTACAACACTGTCACGGATAAGCTTGGTATATCCAAGTTTTTGGACTCATTAGGAGACTCAGCAGAATTCAAGGTTGCTAAAGGTGGCTTGAATACGGTTAAGGACAACGTAATCAAATATGCTCAATCTTTATTTGATCAGTATCAAGAAGAATTTGGAAGTTCCGGTAGTTTTGATGGGGCTATGAACGCGAATGGCGTTTATGATTACTTAGTTAAGGTAGCTCAAAAAGTTATCGGGAAATTTGGCAGTGGCTTTTATGTTTCTTCAGGCTATAGAGCTGGCGATCAGTATCATCATGGACAACATCAGGCTATTGATATCGCAATTCCAGGATCTATATTGAATCCACTTTACACCAAGGCGGCGAACTATGCATTTGAAAAATTTCCGAAAGAAGTTGGCTATGTAATCACTAACGGAATGGTTCGTGACCGCATGGGATACACCCACGGAGGCACTTCTGGTAAATGGGTCCCTTGGGGATCAACTGACCATGACAACCATGTCCATATTTCTGGACGGATGGGATCAGGTGATATATATCATGGTAATACAAATTCTGGAGGAACAAACGCAAAACCAACCGGCGGTCATCAAAATTGGATGAAACAGGCCGGATTTAGTCCGTCTGAATATGCGGCAATCGATTACATTGTTAACCACGAGTCTAGTTGGAACCCTCAAGCTACTAATCCAGGAAGTGGTGCATACGGACTTCCGCAATCATTACCAGCTAGCAAACTAGCTTCAGCTGGTTCTGACTGGCGAACGAATCCAATTACGCAATTAAGATGGATGCGTGATTATGTTAATGGGCGATATGGCGGAGCCAACGGGGCTTTGAGTTTTTGGAAAGCTAATCATTGGTACGCTAACGGCGGAGAAGTAGATAAACCAACCCTTGCATGGATTGGTGAAGACCCGAATTATGCTAAGGAATTTATTATCAACCCTGCCAAGGACAGCGCTGATTTGTTGATTCAAAAAGCAGTAGCTGCTAGAGAGCAGTACAAGCCTGCAACATCAGCGCCAAGCGTTTCTGCTTACAGTAACTCAAGAGGTCACAGTGTAAGTCAATCCGATTTGGATCATTTAGTTGATCAGATAAATAAACGACCAGTAGAAGTAAATAGCTATATAGATGGCAAACAAGTCGGGCATTCTGTAGATCAAACAAACGCTTCAACTTTTAAACGCAAATTATATACGGCAAGGAGGGCTTAGATGGTAAAAACAGATGTCTTATTAAGATTTAGTGATTGTGATTACTGTTTGACGAATGATCATGATATTAAAGTTGCTTCAATTGTCATTGGAATGCCCGTCCCAAAAAATGAATTTACATCATTTCAAGGATCCGTCGGCCAAAGATTAGTTAATCATTCATTTGATTCATTTCCAATCATGCTTGATTTTGATTTAAAGGTCAGCACTTTAGACGACCTCGTTTTAAGAGAAACTGAGTTGAGAGAATTGTTTTCTCGAGAAGCTGAATACTATTTCATCTATTCGAAAGAGCCGGGAAAACGTTATCCGGTGTCTTTAGACAGTATATCGGTTACAAAAAAAGCGTTTTTCATGTCTCATTTCACTGTATCTTTTAATGTGTTTAAAGGGTACGCTGAATCGATTACCTCAACGCTATCTGATTTCAGTCTGAATAATGAATGGCAATTCAGTCAGGGACTTGTGGATGGAGATTACAAATATACTCATGAAACTAGTCGTTTTACTATCTTTAACGCTGGGAGTTTTCCTGTAGATCCTAGAGAAGTGTATTTAAAAATCACTTTACAAGGTGAGTCTGGAGGAAATGCGACCATCTTTAACAGAACTACTGGGGAAAGATTCATCTATTTCCCTGAGTTCTCTACTAATTTAGGGCAAACAGTCACTATAGATCGTGTATATCCGAAATTAAACGGTGTTAGTCGGGGCATTGATACAAATCACGGATTAATCACACTAGTCGAAGGGATCAACGAAATTGAAATTCAAAATGTAGCTAACGTTAAATCTTTTTGGGATTTTCGTTATTTATATAAGTAGGTGATATCATGACTGATTTGTTAGTTAGAAATTTAGAAGAGAATAAAGAAGAAATCCTTATCGGTTATGATAAGGATTCTTTCTATGAATCTTGGCAAGAAAATGAAACGTGGGAAGTCAGTTTTACTATACAAAGAACAAATTTTAACGGAATTAGTTTTGATTTGATTGATTACGAAAACATTTTGATTTGGAATGGTCAACGCTTTGTAATCAAGCAAATGGCCAGTTATGCTTCCGGCTCAAAAATATATAAGGATGTGACAGCTACTCATATTTACTATACGATTCAGGACTGTAGACAATATGATGGTTCACTGACCGGGAATTTGACAATTAATCAAGTTTTATCACATATTTTCAAATCAGGAAACAATAGTTTTACTTGGGAGGTTATAGATCCGATCGGTGTATTTAGTAAAGTTGAGCAGGAAAACTTTGGAAATGGTAACTATTTGGATCTTATTAATGAGGTTATAGATGATTACAAATGTGTAGTTATTCCTGACAATAAACACCTTAGGTTCTATCCTAGAGAGGAATATGGACAAACCACAGAAAAACAAATCCGATATAAATTTAATACTGATGAAGTGAAGTTTGATATTGACACGTTTGCTTTAAAGACTCAAATCCGTGGTTTTGGTAAAACGGATGATAAAGATAACTATATTTTTAGTCCAATAACTTATACAAGTCCTCTGGCTGAGAAATATGGTATTAGAGTTCAAGATCCGGTTGAGGATCAAAGATATACAATACCGGGAAATATGTCTGCACGGCTAAAGCAAGAGATACATGACTTCCCTGATATTTCTGGCTCAATCTCACTAAAGTGGGTTATTGAATTGGAAAAAGGCGATAGAGTTCCATTTATCTATGAGCCTTTAAATATTAATTCTCTTATACGAGTGGTAGGTATAACTTGTTACCCTGCATTGCCTAATAAACCGCCTGAAATCACTTTATCAAATACGAAGAAAACAATGACATCAATACTAGCGAATCTCGCTAAGAAAGGAGTGATTTGATGGAATTACTCAAACTTATTAAGAATCGTATCTCTTCAGAGTGGAAAAAAACGTTTAACGACAATGTTGATATTCTAAATCGCAATGCTCATGATCAAGATCAAAAACTAGATACTACGAACAGTCGAATCGACAACCTCGTTTTGCATAGTGGCGGTGATTCTCCTAACGAAGTAGTGGACGCGCGAGTAAATAATAAAGGCGAAACATTCGATACTTTAGAATCGAGACTGCTCGCTTCAGAGGATAAACACGATGAAGACGTGACTCAATTAGACATGACTCAAGAAAATCAGAGACTACAGTTTGAACAGTTAAACCAAGCAATTGGAAAATTAATGGGAACATATGGGGCAACGTTAGATTTATATGTTTCTGTTGATGGTGATGACAAAAATGGGGACGGGACAGAAGAAAAACCGTTCAAGACAATTCAAATGGCAGTGAACGTAATGCCGTTGATTTCTTCTTCTCAAATCACTATCTGGATCGATGATGGCGTGTATTTAGAAGATATAGTTCTTAAATCTATCAATGCTTTAAGGATTAATATTCGGACCATTCAAAGTTTAGGCGTTTTAGACCAAAGTAAAAATGATATGCCTGTTAAAGTCCGGTCAATCAGTTTCTTTAATTGTACGGGGTATTTTCAAATTGCTGGAATTCAAGCAGTGGACCAAGCAAACGCGCCTGTTTATGGTGGGCGTAAATATAGCTTTCTTTGTGAGCAAAGCGGCTATCTAGCGCTAAATCAAGTTAGGTGTGTCGAAAATACGAAAGCTATTTCAAACCATGTTGCAGTTTACACAGGAGGCTCTTCAAGATGTCATATTTACAATTCGTATTTTTCCAATCAAAATCAACTTAATTTATCTATTTTAATGTCTGAAACGCGTATTGCTCAAGATGTACTTGGAACTGGAAATAATATTGGTTTTGAAGCTTCAGATGGCACTGTGCGCGATGGTAGTACGAGTGCTTTAACAGCAACGACTAAACAAAAAACTAGCGGTCAAGGCTTGATTATCTCTAAAGGGACGGTGTTGTCCTAATGTTCAAAACAAATGAAGAAATCATTGTCATTCAGGCAAAAGCGACCACTCCTATTTCGACTGGAGTGGTTTTTTGGTCGCATGACAAAGGAACCGCTAAAATGCTTTTTCAACTGCAAAAGGATTATGTTAATCAAACATTAGCTGAAGGAACGATTGTTCCAATTTGCTTAGATTTTATTGGCGGTCGTCATATTTATCATGCGATAATCGAAGATGCAGTGAACGGAATTGTATCAATTGTTCTAGAAGATAATATTTTAGGCTACGTTGGTCGCGTAGAGGGGTCAATTTATATTGAGTTACCTGATTCGCGTTCACTCGATACCGCTGGACGTTTTACCTTTGACATCAAACGAAGCCCGATTGATTTGAACACGCCTGAATTAGATGACTACTACTGGCAAGGTTTCAACGAGATTATGAATCAATATCATCAAACCATTGCTGGAATTGAAACAGAATCTGAAAGATTACTTAATGAACTGCAAGCTCGAATTTTAACACTCGAAGAAAAATTAGATGATGTTGAGGTTAGAGCAAGATTTAAAACTGCATGGTCTTGGTCAGCAGACGGAACGGACAGGTTTACGCCTGTTTACCCGGGGGAGAATATCATCGAGGGTGGCTGGGAACTCGGAGGTTTGGTATGGGATAGCGGTGATGACTATACAGCAACTGATAGAATTAGATCCGTCAACTTCATTGAAGTTGAAGAAGGTGACGAATTAGTTTTCGGCTTGGACGGTAAGTTAGTTGCTCTTAATGTGGTTGCGTACGACTCAAATTTCGAATCAGTATATTCAAGTACAGAAAACTCATTAAACAGAGTCAGATATACTGTTCCTGAAAATGTAGCGTATCTCCGTTTCGTCAAACCACAAAATACAGACCCTTCATCAAAATTAAAGGTTGAAAAAGGCAACACATCAACAATCTACACACCTGCTCCATCAGAAGATTTCGCCAACGCCTATCCAACCTACAAAGGTATCTCAATCGTTGATAGCGATAATCCAGCGGACTATTCGTGGCAACCTGAGGATAACACGATTGCTAAAAAAGCAACTCTTGATTCCCATACTGAAAATATCAGTAATCCACATAAAGTCACGAAAACGCAAATTGGACTAGGAAACGTTGATAACTATTCGACTGCTACGCAGGCTGAAGCTGAAGCGGGGACGGCCACTAATAAGTTTATGACACCTTCTTTAGTGTTTAAAGCAATCGCAAAATGGGTTCAAGGCAAGTTTGTTTCTGCGACTGGAAATGAAACTATTTTAGGAACAAAGAATTTTCAAGATGGGCTTCAAGTGGGCGGGAATCCAGCTGGCCTTGTCAATGACGCTTGCTGGTGTGAAGATTTTGCAGTTAATAATTTAACTGCGGGAATAGTAAATCCTGATATTCAAAGATTTTCCACTTCGAACGCTGAGGCTTTTTCAATGAGTGGTAAAGTAATTACTATCAAAAAATCAGGCGTTTATATGATGACGCTAGGAGTGAATTACACTGGATTAACCAATTGGTTAACATTTGGAATTTCGAGGTTGAACGGTACATCTTTAGTAAATAGAAATTTGCTAGGGTCTCCAGCATCTGGCTCAAACTCACTAACGTACGTCAGAAGTTTTGAAGGCAATGATCAATTAACTATCGAATTTAATTCGGGAACCGCAGGAACGACCATGCAGAAAATAAATTTGGCTATTGTTAAATTGGCTTAGGAGGGAAAAATATGAAAACAATTTACAAAGTATTATATCCATTGGGATATGAAGAACACGAAGTGGCAGATGATTTCCCAACAACGTTACCATTTGTTGAAATTGTTCCTTTAGATTCGTTGACTGAACCGCAATCCCAATTCTTCAATTTTACAGAAGGAAAATGGGAAGAAGCAGTCACACAAGATTATTCTGAGAAACTTGAATTGTTGGAAAATCTGTCTACAGGTTTGCAAGCTGATAACACAACGCTAAAAGAATCAAACGCGGCACTAACTACTAAAACAGATTCAATGGCACAACTGAATGCCAAATTAATGTTGAATGATGTAGCAATAAATAAAGAAATTGAATCGATCAAAACTCAAATCGGAGGTGCTGCGAATGTTTAATTTTGATGATATTAAAATGATGTACGATTGGGGTTGCTTCACTGAAGAGGATGTAAAACAATTCGTGCCTACTTGTATTACTGAAGAAGAAGCGAATCAGATTATCGCTAAAGCTGAATAAGCTTTATTTTTTTAGCCTCGTTTTTGACGGGGCTATTTATTTTGATTGGAAGGTGGAAAGGCATGTGCATTTTTTCGACGAGTTACTAGAACTCAATGGGCTTTTAATGTCTTTGGGAATTGGAGGTATTGTAGGCGTTCTAGGTTGGGTAGGAAAATTGATACTAAAGAATAAAAATATTGCAGAACAAAATAAACAACTAACGGAACAGCGATTTAAAATGCTTGAAGCTGCAAATATAGCTATCTTACACAATGAGATTTATAAGCAATGCTCTTATTTTATTGAAGAAGGGGCAGTTGCTGTAGATGATTTGGATAATCTCGAATATTTGTGGCGAGGGTATCGCGGATTGGGAGGAAATGGAACTGGAGAGCTTCTATACAATCGAGTTAGAGAACTTCCTTTGAAGGGAGGTGAGTCCCATTCAAAATAAAACATTTGAAACTTTAAAATGGATTGCTTTAATTGTAATCCCAGCATTAGCAACGTTTGTCGGATTAATCGGTAAAGCAATCAATTGGCAATACACAGATATTGCTGTAATCATCATTACTGGTTTGAGCACCTTTTTAGGTACTGTTTTAGGAGTATCGAACCGCACATACAAAAAATTTTCTACAGATAGTCAGGAGGACTAGAATGAAAAAGAAATTTTTAATTGGAGCTGTCGCAGCTCTTTTTTTGTTGCCAACACAGGCGTTTGCGTACACAGTCAACAACGAATTTAATTTAGGCCCTGGCGAGGGGAGTTCAATTCAAGCAAATCCAAATTATATTGTGGCGCATGATACTGCAAATCCAAATGCAACAGGTCGTAACGAAGCGACGTTCATGAAACGGAATTGGGCAAATGCCTACACTGCTTATATCGTTGGTGATGGTATTGTGTATCAAGTTGGAGAACCTGGTTACGTGCAATATGGTGCTGGCTCATATGCTAACGCTAATTCACCCGTTCAAATTGAGTTGCAAGCAACTCCAAATGCGGCATTGTTCAAACAAAACTACAAAGTTTATATTGATCTGATTCGTGATAGCGCAAAGCGGTTTAATATTCCTTTGACTGTAGACAGTCCAGTTAATGGAAAAGGTGTAATCAGTCACCAGTATATTTCAACAAATTGGTGGGGCGATCATACTGATCCGTACGGATATTTAGCTAGCCAAGGCGTATCCCAAACGCAGTTTGCTCATGATGTGAAATACGGTATTGACGGTTCTGAAGCGGACAATCCAGCTACTAACCCAACGCCAATTCCATCTAAGCCAGTTGATCCAACAACGGCTGGTTCTGGATATTCTGTAATGGATAGTGGCAACAATCATGGTCACTTGGATCAATGGGGACGAATTGGTAACACACTCAAAACACGAGGGTGGCACGTAGCTAATTATCAATATCAATATGTATTCATTATTGATCGTACAACTGGTAAAGAATTAGCACGTCAAAAAGCACCTGGTGTAGCACGCCCAGATGTGAATGTAGCATATAAAACGACTGGTAAAGTCGGTTATGATGTGAACTTCAATGCTAAACAATTTAGTGGGAAATCAGTCATTGTTATGACACGTGCAACCAATGATGCTAACGGAAATACTTCTGGTGGTCATCAAGACTTTTATGAAACACGCTGGTATCACGATATTAAGTAAACTCAAACACCCTCTACAGCCTTAGTTGGTTGTGGAGGGTATATGTTAGTCTAATTACTTTTGTAGATTCTATTAATTGTCTAATTTTTTCTTAACGTCATCCGTGATATCTTCAACTTTTTCTTTTGCGTCTGCCGCTACTTCTTTTACTTTCCCAACAGCTTGATCAAGTAGGCCTTCAGCTTTCTTTTTGTTGTCACCAGTTACTTTTCCAGTGGTTTCTTTCGCTTTACCTTTAGCTTTGTCCGTAAAACCTTTGTCTGTCATAATAAAGCCCTCCTTTTATTTCTAAGCATATTATAGTAGTAGTTCAAAAGTTAAAGCAAATCATATACATTTAAGGTTAAAAATAATAAATATCCAAGCAAGCAAGGGCCTTTATTTTTATATCAATAAGTTAGAAAATAAGAAGAGACCGCTTGCAAAAAGGAAGTTATAAAGGTATAAATATAGGTGAGGTTTTCGTCAAACCTTACTTCTTTCATAACTAAGTTTCATCTTGATCGGCAACCAGTCGTGTGCGGGCTGGTTGTTTCTTTGTGTAGTGTATCACTTTGTCATGAGTGTATCATTTGCAAAGAAATCGGTTTATGGGTAAGTTAATTCTAATGGGAAGTCACTCGCCCATAAAAAAAGGAACGTCAGATACAGTTACTTGGGGAAGTGGACTGTGGGGAAGATCTGACGTTCTATTCTGTATTATAACACGTTTTAAAAATAATAATCCTTATTTAAGAGTATCCCTAGTTCAATTGGTAGAATACTCCGGTTCATATCGGAAGATGCGGGTTCGAGGCCTGCGGAGTACGTAGAAAAATATATCTTTAAAACATTTGACACTAGAATTTATGTGTAGTTTAATATAATTAATAGAACCCCGCACACCTCTTTACAATGTGTCCCAAGCGGGGACGTTTTTGTATTTAGGAGATATAATCACATGAAATATGATAGATGTGCAACAACTATTGAAGAACAAGTAGATATATTAGAAGATAGAGGTTTAATAATCGAAGACCGTTCTTTTGCTATCGCTGCTTTAAAAAAAATTGGATATTTTAGGTTCAAAGGTTATTGTTTACCATTTTATAAATCAAAAGATAAATTTTGGGAAAATGTAACTTTCTTTAGTATCTATCAGAATTACCGTTTTGATGAGAGATTTCGTTTGTTATTATTTCAAATTATTGAGCATGTAGAAGTAGAATTAAAATCCATCATTGCCAGAGATTTCGCTTTAGAGACTAGTCCGCTTGGTTTTTATGACCCGCATAACTTTGACAGACTTGATTTTCATGAGAGCTGGTTAGAGAAATTCAAACAATTAACTTCTCAGTCATCCAAAAGAAGGGAATTATATACAGATCACTACATAAAAAATTACGATAATATTTTCCCTGTATGGGTCGCAATGGAGATGTCTGATTTTGGATCGTTATCAAAATTTTTTTACAATATAAATCGACCTCTAAGAAATAAGATTTCGAAAAAAATTATGGTTATAGTAGCTTTTATATTTCGAATTGGATTTATGTTCTATCAGTTACTAGAAATATATGTGCACATAATGGGAGAATATACGACCGAATTTTCCCCATACAGGCGCAGTTATCGAAAAAAGATAGTGACATTCTAAACAATCGTGCGTTCGTAGCTATTTATATATGCCATAAAATTTGCTTGGATACCGAGTATTTTGGAATGTTTAAAGCTAATCTAACTAACTTGATTGGTATTTATAAGGATTATATAGATATTGATAAAATAGGTTTTCCTGAGAATTGGGAAGAATATCTTAGTTAATCGACCCTAGCAATCGCTAAGGTCTTTTTTTGGTCACGTGCTCACACTTGCATAGTATTTTTTATGGTATCGGTTACTGATTTTTTAAACACAACTTTTTTATAATATGTAAGTATACATTAAAATTTAATTATAAATAAACAACGATATTGAAAAATAATAGATAAAACTCTATTATATAAGAGTTGCTATGTCGCTTTTATATATGTAAGGAGAAAATTGAATAATGAAAAAGAAAAAATATGTAATCGGAACACTCATCGTTGTACTAACATTTATTGGTTTAGCTGGTAAAAATTATGCAGATAGCATTTTAAATTGGGGTGGGGAAGATAACATTTCTACCATCAATAGTAACTTAGACAAGTTGAGTAACTCACTATCAGTCAAGGAACAGAAAATCGCACAATTATCCAATGAATCAACTAGTACACAGAACCAATTAAATCAGTTTCAAAAAGATATTGACGGTTATCGGCAACAGTTAGAGAATTTAAAAAATGAAAATAATCAACTAGCTGGAGAAAAAACTAGTTTAGAATCTCAATTAAATAGTAAAAATGGAGAGTTACAATCTAAACAGCAAGAAATTGCGGACAAATTGAAAGAAATTGATCAAAAAAATCAAGAGATCAATCAGAAAAATCAAGAATGGAATTCTAAACTGCAAGAAGCATTAAATCAAGCGAATGATCTGCGAAATACCATTAATTCACTAAATAACCAAATCAACACATTAAACAGTGAAAAGAATTCTTTACAAGCAGAGCTCGATTCTACTAAACAGCAGTTAGCAAATGCAACTAAAGAAAATTCTGATTTAAAAGCGTATATTGATAAATTAAACAAAGCTAACCAAGATGTAAAAGACACAGCGAACAAGTCCCAACAATTAGTCGACCAACATAAATAAATTAAAAAAGATCTTAGCGTAGGTAGGCTAAGATCTTTTCTATTACACATGTAAGCGTTACATTGTATAATAAAACCAATCCAAGAAAATCTTTATTTTCTGCAAGGAGCATTCGAGTAATCGGGAGCTCTTTTTGTGTTAAAATAGTATAATTCTTGTTGCTGAAACCGTTTTATGCTAAACTGACATTCAGAAACTATCCATTTCTACTCCCTTTTAGGGAGGGCAGGCACCCTGGCGATAGGTGCCTGTTTTTTTATTGCGTTGAAACCTAAAAATGATAAACTACTAATTAGAGAGTAGTCCACTCTCGCTTTCTTTTGCCCACTCTTTATCCTACTAGAGAGTGGGTATTTATATTCTCATCATTTCAAACTCCATCATAATCTTCGTCATGCCTACCACCGCATATTTCTTCACCACAAACTGTTTTCTACTATTAAATTGTCCACCAACAACGATCTTCATTCCGTCGGCAACGTCGGCAAGAAAATTCAATGAGTGACCAGCAATCAAACACGACTGATTATCCAATTTAAAATAGACGAGGGGACGCTCTGACATTTTTAAAATTTTAACGCTGCTGACAATTCCGTTTAACGATTCCAT